ATGAAACTCACAAATTTTTTTAACAGCATTTTCAAAATTAAAAATTAAGTTGCCCTCATTTTTAATTAATTTCATTACGTCATTAACCGCCTCTTTCATAACAGGCGATAAATCTTTAAATGATTTACTATTGAACGTCTGGTTGTTCTCCACTAACTGGCTCAACTTCATTGTTTACCTCTGGTGTTGTTTCTTGTGCTTGTGCGTTTGCGCCTGTAGGTTCAACTTCTCCATCACGTGTAAAGGTACCTGTACCTGCAATTTCTGGTTTAGGATCGCTGTGTGGTTCTACTTTAAATAAACTACTAGCAACTTCTTGTCTTCTAGTGTCTAATGCGTCACCTACTTTTGATCTTAATGCGTCTTTAAAAGCGTCGCCAGCACCTACCATATCGTTTTGTGCTAACTTGTCAATAAAGTTCTTAACTTCTTCACTCATATTTTACTCCTTATATAGTTCCATCATCCGTAACTTGTGTAGTCGGTGATGATATAATGCCGTCTTCAATTTCTTTCTTAATTTCAGCATCCATTTTTTTAATATCTGATTCAGATTGTTTTAAGATGTTTCTTCTTACGTATCCAACTGAATAGAATTTACCAATATAATCTCTAACTTCTCTTGCTAAATTAATTCTTTCTCTTAACATTTCAGAATTTTTTAATTCAGCAAAGTGACCATCTTGTAAGAAATCATAAAATATACTATCTCTTACTAAAGGCCATTCTGTTTCTGCAATTATACCTTTGATTATTAATTGTGTTCTTAATAAATCGTTAAACACTTCAGTAAATTTCTTTCTTAATCTACCTACAAATTTAGTAAACTTCAATTCATCTCTTGTAATTTCAGTTGATCTACCTAAATTAAATCCAGAAGAAGACTCTAATCTACTTACTGGTACGTTTAATGATCTATATAACTTTGATCTAAAGTATTCAATGTCAGCAATCTCACCTAAGTTTTGACCACCTGGTAAAGTTGTAATATCAGTACCTCTGCCACCTTCTCTACTTGGTAACCAAAAGTCTTCTAACATTGACATATAGTTTCTATCATCTCTTACTTCACCTGTAGCAGCGTCATAGACAAGTTTGTTTCTGTATCTTGCCATAACATCTCTTAAATATTGTTCTGCTTTGACTTTAGGTAAGTTACCTACGTCAATTTTAAATATTCTTCTTTCAGGTGCTCTTGCTATTCTGTAAATAACAGCAGAGTCTTCAATCATTCTTAACTGATTGACAGGTTTAATTGCCTTATGTAAATAAGATAATACTAAACCATTTTTGTTTTGATCTATTAATCCTGATGGACAATATGCAATTGTGTCAACAGCAATTCTTATTCCTTGTACAGCAGCTGCACCTGATATACCTCTTTCGTTGTAAACAAAGTATTCAACTGTTTCGTCTGCAATATTAATGTTAGTAGGAGAAACCATACCTTCTGGTCTTCTCTTTCTAACTTCTCTTATTTTTTTTATTTTTCTAGGATCAAGGTATTTTAATTCTACAATACCATTCTTAGGATTTTCAGAGTCAATAATCTTTTGATAAAAGATTCTTCCATCTACATACCATCTTCTAAAAATGTCGTGCCCTCTTGTGTTAAATTGCATAAGTCTTAACACTTCGGCAAATTCTTCTTCTATTTTAGTTTTAACAGACGCACCATAAGGTAATCTTTCTGTTACAACTTTTACTGATTGTTGATTTTCGTTAGATGTAATTGCTTCGTTGACGATATCCTCTATCGCCATATCACATTCTGGATGTAAAGCAATTTCTCTATATCTTCTTATTAGATCCTGTTCAGTCTTGGCGCTACCATCCATATCGAGGTAACTGCCGAAGAATCCTCCAGCGGCGACGACTTGTGTGCCGTCATCCGCTTGAGGCATACTGAACTGTTGTTTTGGATCCGTGGGTTTTTTGACCCTCGTTATATTAAATCCAAATAGTTCTGGCATAATTTAATTCTCCTATATACTATTACTTATAATAGTTTTAAGTAGTCGTATTTGTTTCAAAATATTGATATTGAAACGTAACGTCAAAGTCTTCAATAGCGTCATTTGTTTCATAGTTTAACGGTATAGCAGCAATATTTACTGGAAAGAGTCCTCTCAACGTGTAAGATTTCAATGTGTTACCATTTCTATCTAACTGATCTACAAATGCGTCAACTTGATAGTCAACAGGATTTGTAAGTCCTTCTCCGTCAGTCATATTGTTTATACCATTTTGCCATCTTTCAAATGCGTTTCTTAACTTAAAGTTTGTATCGTTAAGAACAGTAATAGACCAATCTGCGAATGTTCTATCACCTGCTATTTTGATTTGTCTTCCTCTAAAAGGTACAGTTACACCGCCTATTGCCATTGCTGGAATAGATGTTGCTGTACATAAGAAAGCCAGGTCTTCTATTTCGCCGCCAACTTGTGCATAACCAGGGAAAGGCATTGTTACCTTAAACTGATTATTTCTAGCGCCACCGCCAGCAAGTTTAGCTTTGAAGTCATTTATGTTTGCCATTTTTTATTCTCCTCTACTATTAACCGCCTGCGACTTCTTCAAAAGAAACGCCAGTTCTTGTTGCAACGAATTGTAATGTGATAAAGTTAATGCTTCTAGCAGGTTTAATGAATATCTCCGCTATAAACTCATTTCTATCAATTACTTCGCCTGTGTTGTTAGTTTCATCACACACTACTAAAAAGTCTGTGATACCTCTTCGACCTTGTACTTCTCTTAGGAAAGGTTCTACAATGTTTCTAAAGTTAGCTCTTGTAAATTCATCATTGAATTCAAAGAGTTGGAATTTAGAAGCAGTTGCAATCGCCTTTTCTAAAGTAATGAACAATCTTCTTACGTTGATTCTATCAAACGCACTTGGAGAAGCTAATCCTGTTTTATCTCCGAACAATACAGTTCCTTGACCTGGGAAGGTAGCAACTGGATTAATTCTTTTTGGATATAACTCATCTCTTTGTGCTTTTGTAGGATTGAAAGCAAGTTTAGCAGCGCCTCTTATAACACCTCTGTTAAATCCAGCAGGTGAATACCAAGAGTCAGCAATGATGTCTGTTCTTGCAGCTAATCCAGCAATATCTCCGTTTAAAGGTACATATCTGTACACGTCATTATATCTGTCGTAGCAATATTTGTAACCACTATCAAATACAACATATGAAGAAGAACGTACTGTACTAAAGAAATCAATTACGTTATCTTTTTGTGTATTTGAATTTGTTACGTTTACAACATCTGTTCTCTGTGGAGAAGCAAATACGATTGCGTCTTTTCTATTTTCTGCAATTGTAATTAAGTTGTCAACGTGTGTTACTGAACCACTTGGACCAGCGATAATTAATCCTACGTCAACTGTGTCGGCGTCTTGGAACTTCTCGTAAGCAGTTTTCAATTGACCGTCAGTTACAGTAGAACCATTAGCACCACCAGATAATGACTCACTAGTAGGAACAGTTACCGAAGTAAATGTTGTACCAGAAGCAGCATTACCCCAATTGGTACCTGAAGTGTTATGATCCATCCAAAATACGTAATTAGATTTATTCTGAATTACAGTTGGATAGTAGTTAACATCTCCTTGTGGTGTTTTTGCGTCTGAAGCTTTAGATACTTTTGAATATGTTTCTAAAATAGAACCAGGAACTCCTGAAACTCCACCGTCTTCGTCAACGACTACAATGTGAATTTCATCTCCAGAACCTGATCTTGTTGAAACGTAAGTTGAAGTGCCAGGAGCACCGTCAACAGCGTCATAATATCTCCATCTTCTTTTTATTCTTGCGTCATCTACAACAGCAGTAATTAGTCCGCCAGCACCTCTAGGATGTTGAACGATACCAATTGATGTTGAAGCGACTGAAGTTACTCTATATTTTTCACCAGTAGTAAAATCAGTAGTAGCAGCAGTTGACGAAAACTCTACAATGTCACCTACGTTTAAGTAAGCTGTAGCGTCTGAATCAACAGCAACAGATGTTGCACCTACAGCGGCACCTCCATCAGCTTGTTGTGATGTTGTTAATGTTTGTTCATATGCACTTGCACTTGGACAAGTTGCAACTAATATATTATTACCCCAACTTCCAGGCGATCTAGCAGCAAAAGTTCCTACTGACGCTTGTCCGCTGGCATAATTGTCTTCATAATCTTGTGTATTCTTAACAAGTAATCCACTACCGTTTGAAGTAGCGTTTAATTGACTTGTTTGGGTAGCTCGTACTACTCTTAATGCGTTAGAATATTGTAGAAAGTTAGCAGCGCTGAAAAAGTATTCAAAGTTACTTGAATCAGGTTTACCAAATGTATCTACAAGTTCTTGTTCACTAGAAATAGATATTATATCATCTACAGGACCTTGGTTGAATGAACCAGCAAAGGCACCAATAGAAGTTGATACAGCAGGAATGATTCTTGTTAAATCTTTTTCC